TAAAAGAAATGAAAGACCACGCAGTCCTTATAAATCAAGAGTATGCAAAACTACTGGGTATCCCTCAGAGTGCAGCGATAACTTGTGTCAAACCCTCAGGCACTGTGTCGCAATTGACTAATTCAGCTAGTGGTATACACGCAAGACATAGTGAGTATTATATAAGAACAGTAAGAGCAGATAACAATGATCCTCTTACAAAGCTTATGAAAGACGAAGGAGTAATGAATGAGCCTGATGTGATGAAACCAGACTACACAACAGTATTTTCATTTCCTACAATGTCTCCAAAAGGTGCTACTGTACGTAAAGATGTATCAGCTATTGAACAGTTAGAACTATGGAAAATATATGCACAACACTGGTGTGAACACAAACCATCTATAACTGTTACAGTGAAAGAAGATGAATGGATGGATGTAGGTGCATGGGTATACGAAAACTTTGATATAATATCTGGTATATCTTTTTTACCATATGATGATCATACGTACCAACAAGCACCTTATCAGGATTGTACGAAAGCAGAGTATTCATCTGCATTGTTAAAAACACCGAAAAGAATTGACTTCAGTAAGTTATCTATATATGAAAAAGAAGATACTACAACAGGAAGTCGAGAATTAGCGTGTACTGCAGATACATGTGAAATTGTAGATATTGGGGAAGTTGCATGATAGAATTAGAAGTTTCTGGTGATCAGTTTATCAGAGCAAGAAAGAAAGCTATTGATATGGGTCGCATAGCAAACTCTATTACAAATGGCAAAGGCAATCTTGCAGGGTTTATTGGTGAGATTGTCGTTGCAGACCATATAGGGGCAAAAGAAAAAAATACATATGACTATGACATAATTGATCAGGTCGGCAACACAATAGATGTTAAAACAAAACGTTGCAATTCTGAACCTAAATCATACTATGACTGTAGTATTGCAGCACATGGAACAAAACAAAAATGTGATATGTATGTATTTGTTAGGGTATTAAATGATTTATCAAAAGCTTGGATACTGGGTAAGATGATGAAGAAAGATTATTTTAAAAAAGCAACACATCATAAGAAAGGTGAACTCGATCCTGATAACAAGTTTCGATTTAAAGCTGACTGCTATAATGTTAAGATAGATCAGTTGGATACAGTTTATGGCACAAAATAAATTAGCCGAATTATTTTCGTTTAGAGCATATCTCAACCAAGATGGTAAAGTAGATATACGTATGGAATCTGTAGACCCAGAAGAACTTATTAGGGTCATGGAAAGAGGTCTTCCAGAATATGAAGGCACATTTAAACTTGCATCTCTAGTTCGTTACCTAAAAGTAACTGGCGATGAGATGTTAAACAAATCAACAATATATACACATTGAGGTGAGTATGGCTGAAGAAGCAAAAGAAGTAAAGCCGGGCATGAGTTTTGAAGATATAAAAACTATGATTGTAGGCTCAGAAGAGAAAGTAACGCTGTTAAATGTGGTTACAGCCCTTATGAATGAAAATATGCAGATGAAAAGGGAACTTGACCAGTTAAAAATGGACAAATCTAAACAGTAGCGTTCTTAAAACACTGAGAGGGGTAAAGCTATTTCTCTGGTACATATACACCAAAGACTATAGTTTTGCCCCTCTTAGCACGTTTATATAAAGATTTTTTTTTGTAAAGTTTATTTTTTCTTTACTTTTGAGCCATATTTCATGCCCATCATGCCCATAGCATTTTTATTCTTTTTATCCTGCATCATGCCAGCACCCATAGATGACATGCCACCATATTGCATTTTTTTCTTTTTAGGCATGGCTGCATTTCCACCATACATCATTGGTTTTCTTGAAGGATTAGAATACACTTTCATTTAGTTTCTCCATTATTTATTATATTGCATTGAATAGTAAGATTTGTTGTATTGTTCTTGGTCTACCATAGGTGGTAAATTTGTTACACCCTTTGCAGCTAGTTGTGTAAAAACAAACTCTTGCATACGAGGAAGCACTGATCCTATTCTTTGAACATCAAATCCTCTAGGATCTGTCATTATGTCTGAAAAGACAGTTGCAACTTCTTTGTCTGATAAAATTAATTTCATCATATCAACACCATTAGAAGATGCTATTCGTATGAGCATTTCGGCTGTAACATATGTAGGACTAACCATACCTCTTGCTAAATTAAATGCTCTACTAATTATTTCATTAGGACTAACAGGTCGCATGATGCCGCCTAAACCTGCGTTCCTAATCTGTCTGTATGATTCGTTGCTTAACTCCCTTTGAAACCTTTTCATAATGATATTAATTTTGTCTACGTGTTCATCTCCAAGAAGTTCTCTCGCAATATCTTGTATGTTTGTCTTTTCAAACTCTTGTATTAAAGCCAATGGGTTTTTAAAAGTATAAGAAGGAATTAATTTACCAGATACATCTTGAACAAACCTACCTTCTAACGCATACTCTCCTGTATCTAATACACCATTAATTAACATGTTTATTGCCGCTGTATTAAAATCATCTTCGCCCATTACAATAGGAACTTTTGCTCCTGCAACTTCTCCACCTTGAGTAACTAAATCTCTATAAGCTCCAAACCTTTCAAGAGAACTTTGTTCTATATAATTTTTGTAAAATGGTGCAAATCCCTGACCTTCAAATCCTGCAGCTTTATTAAGTTTATTTGTAACTTCTCGTTTTGCAACTCCTACTCTTGTATCGGCCGCAACTTTTCCTTGATCTTTAAATATGTCATATGCGTTTTGTAAATTCTTATATTCAACCTTTACTTCTTTATAATTTTTAGCTAATTTTGCTATATCAGTTTCTTTTGTTATAACTTCAGTCAAGTCAATAAGTTTCTCATTTACAACGCTAACATTACCACTTGCATCTAGTTTTCTAACAGGAACAGTAAATATATCTTGCATTACTTCAATTTGTTTCACTAAATTTTCTTTAACTGCTTTTAAACCTTCACCACTTATAAGAGTTTTAGGAAGTGCTATACCATCTGGATCTGTTAAAAGATTTGCTTCTTCAAGTGCATTTAATCTTAGATCAGACCATCTTCGTATGATTGCTGCTTCAGCAATATTTTTAAGAAGTTTAAACTTCATCATCCCTCTGTTTTCAGATCTGCCTTTTAAATTTGTTAAATCAAATCCGTATGTTCCAAATGTAGTGTCATCAAATTTATTGTCTATCTTATCCCCAAAAGCTCTTACAAGTTTTTCAAAACTTTTTTCCAAATCTACTTTAGATACACTGTCTGGATTTTCTGCAAACTTTATTAAGTTATCAGTCAAATCATTAAACCAATATTCAGGGCTACCCTTATCAGCATACTTGTATTTTAATGTTACGTTAGCATCAGGATCTTTGCTTAATATTTTTAATCGTTGTGATCCTCCAATATTATTTTGCTCTAATCTTATCTGATTTTTGCTTATGGTACTCATCAATTCATCTTGATCCATAGGAAAAAATACTTCTTGTGAATATACTTTTCGTGCTTCTTTTAATTCACCAAAAATTTCTTCGTTAGATTTTAAAATCCCTTCAAGTTCATCACTAAAATCTACCATTAAACTTCCTGCGTCTGTGCCTTGTTGCTTTCTGCCTATATCTCTGAAGTACCTACGCATTTCTTCTATTTCATAAAAAGACGCTTCTATATCTGGTAGCTTTACTCCCGGTATTTCAAGTTTTTCTAAAACAGCTTCATCCTTTAATGCAAAATATAATTGACTGTCTGTAGGATATGTTCCAAATTTTTTATTATACAACTCCCTTAATTGTAACAAACTCTCTTCATTACCATCAAATGCTTTTCTTAAAGTGTTGCCTGATATGTTATTCATAATGCTGGCTAATTTTTTGCCATGAGTAGATCGTGCAAACGACCCTTGTTTTCCAAAATGAAATATTAATTTTTGATTAGTTAGATCGGCATAATTGTTTAGATATTCTTCAAATAATCCTGTAACATTCGTTTTTGTATTTTGCAATTTAGGATCAAGATTTCTATACGCTTGTTTTCCTCTTAAATGCATTTCATTGTATCTAAGATCAAATAATCTTTCAGCTAATACAGCCGAAAATCTCTGTCCTTGTAGTGACCCTTGAATTTGTTTTATATCTTCACTAGCACTTAACAACGTAGAGTATGCTTCACTAAATACTTCATCAAACACATCTCTTCGTAAATTCATAAAATCTACAGTCTGTTTACCATCTGCTGTTAAAGGTATTTTTCCTGCAGCACGAATTGTTGTTAAGCCTTCAATTACAGTTTCTAACATATTCTGGTCAAAAGCTTGAGATGCGGCATCACTTGGATGTGCTAAAATATTTTTAAAATATGTTTTAATTGCAACATCGTAAAGACCAGATTTTTCAGCAAATTCCTTTTCAAATGCGTTAACACCAACTTCAATATCTTTTACAAATTTTTCAATTATAGCATAGTTATCTTTATCTAATTTACCTCTTTGTCCTAAATCAAGTAATCTTTTACCAACAAGTCTGCTTTGAGTAATTAAATTATTTGATGCATCTATTATGGCATTTATACCATTTAAATCAAAATTCTTTAAATCTTTTACGTGAAGTCCAGAACGAATCATACCGTCATATGCCATTAATCCGGGTATTTGAGACGCACTTGCAAAGTTTTCTTTGAAAGCTACACGTGCTTCTTCTTGTAGTTCTGGAGGAAAAGCATTTACAACTTTATCTTCTAGTTCACTTGACTCTGTTAAATAATCAACAAGTTTCCCTCTCTCTAAATCACTCATGCTACCTGTCAGATCAGATAGATGTCTTAGTGCCATCATTTGTTTTCTGTCTAAAAACTTACCTGTTTCTTTAAAGTAAGCTTGATTTAAATCTTCTAATCTACGATCAACAAATAATCCTTTTGCATTAGCTGTTCTAAGTTTTGGATCAATAGCTTTTAGTGCTTTAAATACACCACCTGCACTATCAATTAATTTTACTAATTCCATTCCTCCAGAACTAACAGATCTAATTAAAGCTTGATCTGCGTACTTTCCTACCATACCAATAGGAGCTGTCACTAATCTATGTGCTTTTAAAGCTGTGGCTAATGCTCCAGTAAGTTCGCCATATTCAGGACCCATCCATTCTATCATGCCACCTAACTCATATCCTGCAGCCTGTCCTGCAGCTATGATAATCTCATCTTGAACGTTGCCTAAAACTATTGGAGATCTTCTGGTTATTTTAAAAAATGTCTGACGATTTCTAGACATAACAAGATCGTCAATATCATTTTCTAATTTAACTATACGAGAATCAGTATCTGATACTCCCATAATTTTAAGAGCATTTATTTCATCAAACTTTACGTCTATTCTATCTGTTAAATCATCTATAACATCCATCTGTTTTAATTCATTTGCACCTGCTGCGGCTGACCCTCTTGCTTTAAAAGCATCTCCAACACGATACGTAAAGGCATGAAGCTTTGACATTATTTCAGAACTAGCCCCATCCATGACTATTAATTTTTCTATCTGTCTATCTGATAAAGCTTTGATTGCAACATCATCTATAACTTGACCTGAGTATTTACCTCTTTGAACTGTGTATGTTCCATTTTGACGAACTTCTGCAACTTTCTTAGCCATCTTGACATCTTTGGTCACTACGTATTTTGCAAACCCACCACCTATAACAACATTCTCTGCAGCAAACTTTAAAAGCTTTTCACTTGTAGGTAGTTGTTTAAATGCAAAATCATTTAAATTTTCTGCTAACTCATCCCCAACGATATTAATTGGAGTACCATTTTCTGTAGTGTATTTTTGGTTATAGAGTTCTAATCCTTTTTTAGATCCATAATTGTCAGTTAATCTTTTCTTTAACTCAGTATGTAAATTTTCATTTAGTAAAGATGCTTTTGTTACACCAGATACTCCTAAACCATCCTCATACATATTCCTCAAAGTTGCTGCAAACTCTGCTCTGTTTTGACTTGTGTCTTGCATAAATTCGCCAAAATCTTTATCTGACCCCATAGCTCTTACTACGTCTGCTCCGTAATCTAATAGTAGAGGTAGATAGTATGGAACAAGTCTTATCGCTTCATCAAGTCCTTTATCCATTTCAGTAAAAAAATCACCAACTTCAAACTTATCTACAAAAATTTGACGGACTAACACATCTTCAATTCCAGCCTTTTTAAGATACCCATCAACTGTCGTTGCATTTTCAACAACCTGCTCTGCCTTTGTTTCACGGCTATGTCCAGTAGCGTACTTTAAGGTATTAGTTATTTTTTCCCCAAACGTTGTTTGGTTCATAACACCATTAACAGCTTCTTTTGTAATGGGATCTTGATACAGGATCTTTACATCGTTTTGGTTTTTTGCACCACTAAGAAGTTCTTTAATTGATGCTTCAAGACGTTGTGGTCCGTCAGGTAAATTTTTTACTTGGTCAAGAGTATATACTGTATCAGGGTTATCTTTAAAGACAAGACCATCAGGAAATGACAAATCTACACCCCCTATTTTACTGATACTTCCATTTATAATATCATCATATGTTATCTCTCCAGTTGCAATTCTTGCACCTAAAGCTTTTTCTTCTTCGTCTAAACCTATGGTTAAACCGGGAACACCAGTTTGAGATTGTTTCATAAGTTCTTGAGCAGTTGTCATACTATAAAACTTCCTTAAATTTAACTTATTGTAAAGGGCTGTGAAGAGCTTTGTTGAGCCATACGTTCTTCACCTAGCTTCTTTATTTTATATTTTTGAATGAGTCGAACAACATATTTTGCATCAAAATTTCTTTGTTGTTCAGCAGTTATGGGAGTATCTCCAGTTAAACCACTAAATGTTTGATAATAGTTTTGTAATTCTTTTGTTTCAAATAACACTTGATCAAGAGCAGCAAGAGCAGATTTTGTACTTGTTATAGCCCCAAGCCCAATTCGTGCAAGTTGTGCTTCAACATCTTGGTTTGATAATCTTCCTGATGGATCTTCAGCACGTGCTAATGCAAAAGCTAAGCCTACCTTTAAAGCCCTTTGTTGTCCTTCTGCAGTTTGCATATTAAGACCATCAAGTTGTTTCTGATAAAAACTAATTGTCGAGTCATA